TTTCCGCCATTCCAATTCCCGAACCCGGAAAAGGGGAAGACGGCAAAGACGGTCTTCAGATAGAGGTCTTACCCGACATCGATGTGAATAAAAGTTACACACGCGGCACGTATGCCATTCACAACGGTGGGTTATGGCGCGCCTATCAGAAAACAGCCGGACTGAGCGGGTTTGAATGCGTCGTGAACGGACTGAATGACATTGATGTGTCGGTAAAAGACGATCGTCACTTTACTGTCACGCTCAGCAAGTCCAACGGCGAAACCGAAAGCCGTTCGTTCGATGTGCCGGTGATGATTTACCGGGATGTGTATCAGCCAGGACGCAAATATTACCCAGGCGACTGTGTGACCTTTGCGGGTTCGGTGTGGCACTGCTTCGAGGAAACGTCCGATCGACCCAATGAAGCCGGGTCAGCGGGATGGAAACTCGCCGTGAAGCGGGGCCGTGATGGAAGGAGTAGGGAATGATCGCCTTCGTGACGCTGGAAGAAGCGAAAGCGCATCTTCGCATCGATACTGACGCCGGGGATGATGAACTTCAGCAAAAAATCTATTCCGCCAGCGCGTCAGTGCTCGATTACATCCAGAGTTCGCGGGATGTGATCGTGAACGATGATGGTGACGTAATAGAAGGGACCAATGAACTCGATCGGGTGAAAATGGCCACGCTTTTACTGGTGGGCATCCTCGATCGTGTCAGGAACGGGGAAGAGGAAACCACCTATCATCAGGGCTATCTTCCTTTCACCGTGACGAGTCTGATTTATTCCTTACGCAAACCCACCATTATTTAAGGAGGGGTCATGGCTTGTTCTGGATGCGCGGCGCGCCGTGCCTGGTTAAAGAAAATGGCCCGATTAGCCTATGAACGAACCTTTGGACGAAAGGCTGATCGCAGCGCTGAGCGCCCAGACAGCCGCATTGAACCGCCTGGCTGAATCTAACGAAAGTCTGGTGTCGATCATCTATGAAACCTTTATTCAGGATGAACTGGACACCCCCGTTCAGACTTATCTGAACGGAAGACCACGAGGATAAGTCAATGCGTGCCGGAATTCTGAAACACTGGGTGGAATTGCAATCCCATACCCTTATTCAGGATCCTGTTACAGGAGATATCACAGAGGTCTGGACAACACAGGCGTCTGTCTGGGCAGAGGTTGCCCCCTTATCAGGACGTGAATTTATCGCCGCCGAAGCGGTTCAGTCAGAGGTCCGCGCCCGGATTACCCTTCGTTACCGTGATGATGTCGATAGCGACTGGCGGATCGTGTTTCGGGGAAAAATTTACAACATTGAAGCCATCCTTCCCGATCTCTGGTCAGGGCTGGATTACATAACCTTACCGTGTTCAGAAGGAGTGAATGATGGCTGATGGTGTGGATTTTTCCATTATTGGTGTGGATGAACTGTTGGGAAAACTTTTCGAAGTGAAAGACGATGTCCGTCGCCGTGGAGGACGCGCCGCGCTTCGCAAAGCGGGGAATATCATCGTTAATCGTGCAAAGACCAACGCCGCACGGGTGGATGATCCCCACACCCGACGCAGCATAGAAGATAACATTGCCCTTCGCTGGAACGGTCGCCTGTTCAGGAAAACCGGGGATATTGCGTTTCGCATTGGTGTTCTTCATGGTGCGGTTCTTCAGGACCACCCGGATCTGGGTGAGAATGCACCCACACCACACTGGCGTTTACTGGAGTTCGGGACCGAAAAGATGGCCGCAAGACCCATTATGCGACCTGCAATGGATGCCAGTATGAACGATGTGCTTCATACCTTTACCAGTGAATATGAAAAATCCCTTGATCGGGCGATTAAGCGCGCACGAAAAAGGAGTGAACCCACATGATGACCGCCCCGATTTTCGCGGTGTTAATGCAAAGCCCGGACGTGATGCAATTACTGGGTCCGACTATTCTTCGCTTTTATGATTTTGCGAACAAACCTGAAAAGCCCACTTATCCCTATGGGACGTTTCAGAACTACGCCGGAAGCCCACAGATGTTTCTGGGAACCTTACCGGACGTGGACACCTGGTCGATTCAGGTCGACATTTTTTCCAAAGCCTCGAATGAGGCGCGCAATATCGCACAAGCGATCCGGGATGCCATTGAACCCCACAGCTACATCACGCGCTGGGGTGTTCAGGTTCAGGATGATGATACAAAAAGTTATCGCTATTCCTTCGATGTCGACTGGATGGTTCTTCGATAACCTGTCTGAAACCCGCCGCCGCAAGGCGGTTTTTTTTCGTCTGGAGAAACTATGTCCGTTTTAACTCAAGGAACGCAACTCTGGGTTTATAACAATTCTACTGTGGGCGAAATCGAATGTATTACGGCTTTCAACCCCGGTTCTTCCCCCGCCGATCAGATTGAAGACACCTGTTTAAGCGAGAAAAGCACCCGAACCTATAAGAAAGGGCTTCGGACCCCGGCTCAGGCATCGCTGACGCTCAATGCCGATCCGAATAATGCCAGTCACCTCATGTTGAGTAATCTGGCTGAAACCGCTGACCAGTCCGATCTGGTGTTTGCGATCGGCTGGAGTGATGGCGACACCGAACCCACGATCGATGATACTGATTCTGATGATGCGGTTGATGGGCTGCTTCTGCCATCTGATCGCACCTGGTATGTGTTCAAAGGGTATGTGTCCGATTTCCCCTTTGATTTCCAGGCGAACACCGTTGTTCAGTCGACCGGGACTATTCAGCGTTCTGGTGCGGGCATTTGGGTTCCTAAAGTCGCCGAAGCCGGTTCTTAGGCACAAAGTGCCACATCAATGTGGGATATACATTGTATCATCCTCTTAATTGATTTTGAGAGGATGAACAATGAAAGGTTTGCGTTGGAAGGGTGGTTTGGTTGTGGCGGCAGCGGTGATCGGTTTTCAGTGGTATGTTGAGGCAAACCCGGTTCAGGCTGAACCTGTCAAGGAAAGTGCGCTTGTCTCGACAATAAAGGCGGTTTCCTCTGTCTCTGAAACCCTTCCTGTGAAACCTGTGGCTAAGCGTGTTGAACATGCTCAGCACTGGTTTTATAACTATGAAGATGACGAACTTCGTCACACAACGGAAGAATACGGAAGCAACCGTTCGCTGAACAAACATCGTTTCGCGTTTCCTTATGACAACGATACTTATCTTGATATTCGCACCGTCAGTATGCCACTGAAACACCGTCTTAAATCCGGTCATCCAGCCGTGAAGAATGTCTTCTTTACCACGGATAACGGTCAGTTTGATTGTGGTTATGATGGCTGTTATGCCACGGTGAGCTTTGACGGTGGCAAGGTCGAACGTTTTCGTCTGACGATGCCGAATGCCTATCCGCATAACGTCTTATACATGATTGATGGTCAGCGGTTCTTACATGAAATTCGCCACCACCAATCCGCGATCATTGAAGTGGACTTTTTCCAGAATGGTTCACAGCAATTCCGATTTCGGTTGCATGATGAAACGACAACATCATATTCATCTTAACCAACTCATTAACACAGAATCCCGCTTAGGCGGGATTTTTTATTGGTGCCAAATGAAGCTGACACTCGAAAACCTCAAAAGCATGGGTGCATTTACGGGGCGACCCGTGGAACGGGAAATTGAATGGCAGCAGGGCGAAGACAGCTTTAAAGCGACCGTGTTCATTCGCCCGATGGGTTATCAAACCGCAACATCCGATATTATGGCGATTGGCGGGAAAATTGATGGCATTGCCGGTCGCATTGCGGCATCGATTTGTGATGAAGACGGAAAACCCGTTTTTACCGTGCCGGACATTACCGGGGATGCCGATCCTGATCGCGGTCCGCTCGATGGCCAGCTAACAATAGCGCTTCTGTTGGCGATTCAGGAAGTCAACGATCTGGGGAAGGCTACCAGCTCACCGAAGAAGACGAATTCTGGTGTGAGCTAGTCTTGAACGGGATTGGGGGTCGCACTATCGCTGAGGCGAAAGAAACCCTTTCCCTTCCTGAATTTAAACTATGGGCGATTTACCGCAACAAATACGGCTCACTGAATTCCGGGCTTCGGACAGAATGGGCAAGCGGGGTGGTGTCGAGTGTGATTGCTAACACGAATCGCGATCCGAAAACACCGACCTATCAACCCACCGATTTCACCCAACACTTCACCGAAGATAAACCTGACGAAGACGGGCCGATTACCCTTGAAGATGCCATGAACACCTGGCATTGATGCAACGGATATCGCTTCCTTTGTTAAGCCTTTAAGCGTCTCTTTAATAAAATGATTTGGCATCACGTCTATAATAAAGAGGCCAAAATGAAACGTCATACGCTTAAAGGTTACATTATATTTTTACTTGGTTGTTTTGTCACATTGCTATCGTTACACCATATACTCAGCCATTATCCCTTATTTCTTAAAATCCACGGTTCTGATTTTATTATCATACTGGGATTCTTAATGGCGTTCTTTGGTGCATACCTGATCAATCATCGTTCTTATCAAAAGTATGATCATATTGAACGCGCCAGAGTCCTGAGGGATGGTCGACCTTACATCATCGAATGGCCCAAAAATCAGCCCCGTTTAAATTATGAGGGGATTTTATTACAGGCACTTTCCTTTATTCACAAAGACCCGAATAAGTCCGCCAATGAACTGTTTGATGATAATTACAGTGAAATCTCCGAACTTTACTCGGCGATGCCGGAATATATGTGGGATGAATACATACGAGAGTTAAAAATGTGTTTACGGTCCTACAGGTAAAAACAAACCCGCTTCGGCGGGTTTTTTTATGGGGCAAATATGGCAGCGCGATCCCTCGGAACACTCACAATTGACCTGATCGCTAAAGTCGGCGGTTTTATCAGTGGCATGAACCAATCCGAACGCGCCGCTGACCGCTGGCGTCGGAACACCAAAGCCGCCGCGCTCGAAGTCGGGGCCGCACTGGCAGGTGTAGCGGTTGCCGCTGGCAGTGCCGCCGCCGGGATCGGGTCCGCCACCTTATCACTGGTCAAGAATACCGCCGATCAGGTGGCTGAAACCGATCGCTGGGCGAAATCGCTGGGGATTTCCACTCAGAATCTTCTTCAGTGGCAATATGCCGCGAAACAAGCCGGGATAGCTGGCGATCAGATTTCTGACATCTTCAAAGACATCAACGATAAAATCGGTGATGCCGTTCTTAACCAGTCAGGAGACGCCGCGCAGGCGCTGGACACAATCGGTTTATCCGCCGCCAAACTTCAGAAGCTGTCACCCGATAAGATCCTGACCGAAATTGGCGATGCGCTTAACCGATCTAACATTTCCACTGCCGGAAAGACCAACATTCTTGAAAGTCTGGTTAATGACGGTTCGCGTCTGCTTCCGTTATTACAGGACAATGATAAGCAGCTGAACAAATTCAAGCAGGACGCAAAAGATTACGGTCTGGCTCCTGATGAAGACCAGATTCAGGGACTGATTCGGGTTTCGAACTTCTTTCGGGATCTGGATGCTCAGGTTCAGGGGCTGAAGACACAAATCGCCACCGGTCTTGCTCAGGTGGATTTATCACCCCTTCAGCGTGGTCTGGATCAGATTCGTCAGGTGTTCACCGATCCTGTTGTGCTTCAGGGTCTGGTCAAGCTGGTGGGCGGGGTGGCAAATCTGGTGGCGGA